TCCAAGCACTCTTTCAAAACTTGGTGCAGATGGTCAAGGAAACGTTACGGTCAAAGTTAGGGAAAATAAGAATCCGAGAAAACTAAGTGAAATGAGGATGAATTCGGTTCCATTCACAAAGAAGGAACTTTCATCATTGTTAAAAGGAAAGTAAATGAAAGAGATTTATATCAAGGAGGATAGAATAAAAAACACATGACCAGCATAGACAGAATCATAACAGAAGAAATAGAAAGAACCATAAACAGGAATTATGTTTTAGAGTATCTTGATAAAATGACTTCTGACGCAATGCGTAGTTTAGGTACTGAGGATGAACCATCAGATTTAGCTAAAAGAACTTATCGTAGCCTAAGAAGAGATACTTGGCACCCTAAAGTTGGTGAGATTGGTCTTCAGAAGAATGATTGGTTGGTACACATCACCGACTTAACCACTGGCTATAAAATAATGAAGGAAGGTTTCAAGAGTTCTATTAGGGACTTGAATTTCAGAGCCACCCAAGATTTAGAAACCGCTAAAGAAATGACGAAAAATGGTCTTTGTTTTGCTTTTGAATTAACTAGGGATAGTGCGTGGGTAGATAATGTTGAAGATGATATGTGTGCCATTGTTTTTCAAGCAAATGGATTTAATGCTTTTTCTAGCTTTGATGACCTTTATGAGGTTATTTTTAATGCCAATTCTGCCCATAATTTTTTAATGGTTCTTCCTATGAATAAAAAAGAAGAGGAAAAGTATTTGAGATATAATGGCATTCCGATGGAGTCTTTTAAGGGTGTTAAGATTTTGGATAAAAACGGCAAGGTTTTAAGGTATTGTAATGCTACTGATTATTTTGGTGTTAAGAATGGGTTTAAAGTTAAAAGCGCTGATAATCCATCAAGCGCAGAAGAATGGCTTAATAATGCATCTACGCAATATAGAAAACATTTTGGTGTGGCCAAATAGTACATAATTACCATTATTGAAGGGAAGATAATGAAAAAAATTTACATTAAAGAGGATAGGATAAAAAGTATCAGCAACGAGTCTCGTCTGTTACCCAAGCATTTGTATGGCTTGTTATCAACACATACAACGTCTCTTGGGGATAATAAGGCGTTTCCTGTTGAAGATGACTATCCTTTTGATTACACCATCATAAAACAAAGGTTTATTGAGGTTTCAGATGCACTTGAGACTTTGGGACTGGAAGGGAAAAGCAATGATGAATTGGTATCAGAATTATCCTCATTGGTCACAAAATGCAAAGAAATGGAAGAACCCATAAGGGATTTTCTTGAGAAATTGTGTGAGAACGTCATTAATAAGATATTCTCGATTCCAGATGAGACAATAAACCTTACCTGTAAGTTAGTTGGAAAAATCAAACCAGAGAAACCTGTTAGGGTTTTACCAGAACCTATTGGAAGTGATACTTTTAAATTTAAGAATGTTGACGATATCAAACTCTCAAAGGATGCCGTAGCAAAGAGAAGGTTTATAAACTCACTTATTCAAGGGGCCGCATATACATATGCAAACGACACTTCTTTTTATGAAGAAGAACTTGACAAGGTTAATAATGAACTAATTCCTCTTTATGAAAGGATAAGAATCATAAATGACTATCTTCTATTCTCTAAGAAAGACAATATCACGAATGACAATATTATGCAGGGGTCATATGTTGAGACTAAGGTAGGTGTTGGTGAAGATAGGAGTGAGATTAAGTCCCAGGGTATTATTTTCCCGTTGTTATTACAGGAAACAATAAAGGGGTTCTTTGAGATTTTTTCCGTTCATGGACTACCAAGTGATAGAAGACTTGCAAATTATATCATAAGAAAGGCAGATTTTATAAAAGCAGAACCGTGGGACATGAGATTCGGAACGATTCTTTGGAAAAAAGTTTTCGGGACGGTCGAAGACACTAACGTAATACCATATGCGTTTACGGAACTTATTGAAATGCCTTGTGATGAGTTCAATTTATCCTTGAATGAGATTCTTTCATCAACAGATAGAGGTGATGAGATAATGAATGCAATTCTTAGAAAATCGTATAATGACAATGATTACCAAGAGTTCAAAAACAGTATAGTAAAGAGAAATCTTGATAAGAGTGTTATATCAGACGGATATTTTTCAGCAGCAGAACTTGACGGTTTTGACCTTGACGGTGATGATAATATGGATGGGGATGTAATTGAGGAGGATGGCATTGACACAGAGACGTGTCACATTAAATAGGCTTTATATTGAAACTTGAATAAAATAATAAAATAAAAAAAAAAGAATATAGAAATATGGCTAATATAATAGTAGAACCTACATGGCTTACGATTATAAATCCAAACAAAGAACAATATGAAACGTTAGTGGAGAAACGTTTAGTACTATTAGAAAAAGCAACACCTATTGTTCGTCCTCAGCCATTGAAGACATTGGATGAAGTTACGGCTTCATATATATGGAAAGAATGGCCAGCTCATACCCCCGCTGTGGCATATGATGCTGAGGGAGATGTTGTTAAATATCTTCCAACCCCAACAGGCACAACTTTTGAAATTGAGTTAGACCTGACCTTCACTTTAGCCGCAACCCCAACAGGAAAATGGTGGTATGGTAACTTTACCACCACAAGCGGAAAGAACCATGTGTTCACGGCTGAACAAGAAGGACAACTTGATGATAATAATTCCTTTACATTTTTATATAACGAACATAATAGTGCAATACTAATTGGAGTGAATAATTTCGTTGGTATGAGTGGAAGCTTCGGCCTTAATTACGAAAACGGAAATCCTGCTATTGGTTTTGTTATATATGGAAAATATTATGGTAATAGTAATTTTCCATCATGGTTTTATGAAATAACTTTGCCAGAACCAAATGTACTTGCTGGCGATAAAGTAAAAATAACTTTTAGTGAAGATACAAAATAAATATGTACCATATGGCCAACCCTTGTGATTGGTCATTTTGGGTTTTATGCGTTTCAAATATAGATGAAAGAATATGATTTTTGATTCAATACAAGCGGCTAAGGATTATGCGATGTTCTATGCTGACAAATCAAGGATAAAGTTCATTGAAAGATACTTTAGTACAATGGACGCAACAAAGGGAAGGAATTCACAATTTATTTGTTTTCCTCGACAGAAGGCATTCTTGAAGGCGTTGGCAGAAAGCAACAACGTTGTTGCGATTAAACCAAGACAGTGTGGTATTTCCACGCTCAGTTCTGCGTGGGCTGCTACCGAGTGTGTATTTGCGTCAAAAGAAGCCCCACTTACAATTCTTTGTATTGCCAACAAAAAAGAACAGGCAGAAGAAATTCTTATTAAGATAAAAGCGTTTCTTGAACAGGTACCAAGGTGGTATTGGGGTGACGAATATTTTAGTCCAGACCCAGACGCAGAAAAAAACCAAAAGACGATATTCAAGAAAGATTCCCAGTCAAGAATTGAATTGTTTAACGGATGCAGAATCATAGCCAGAGCTAGTACAGCTAACGCAACTCGTGGTATATCAGCCGTGTCGGTGCTCATAATGGACGAGGCTGCGTTCTTTGAAGATGGTGTTGCTGCTTATACAACAGCTGCTGCAACAATGGCTTCAAACCCAAAATCTAAGACCGTCATGGTATCAACGCCTAACGGTAGGGATGAGTTGTATTATAACACATATAGACAAGCGCTCAGCAAGGAAAACAACTTTGTTGCAGTTCAGTTCAGGTGGTATCAAGACCCAAGATTCAACAAATATCTGGTCTGGAAGAAAAAGAACGAATCTACTGGAGAGTGGATGTATGATGAAGACCCGATAATCAGTGAAGACGGAAGTATTAAATATGATGAAGAGAGGTGGGAAAGGCTTGCACACGAAGGGTGGAAACCAGACAGTCCTTGGTATGAGGACATGTGTAAGCAGTTCAACAATGACCCAATGAAAATAGCCCAGGAGCTTGATGTTTCATTCATGGGTTCAGCTGACAACGTTGTTGCACCAGAATTTATCAGAATGCAAGAACAGCTTAACACAAGAGAACCGCTTGAAGATTTCAAAGACCCTCTTGTTGAAGATACTTGGTTTTGGAAACAACCAATTGACGGGCATAGGTACATTTTAAGTGCCGACCCTAGCCGTGGGACTGCGGCAGATAGAACGGCAATTGAGGTGATTGACATGGATGGAAGGGACGAAAATGGAATGCCAATCATTGAGCAGGTTGCAGAATATGTAGGCAGGAAACTTGGTGATGATATAGGCGCAATATGTTATCAATACGCAAAAATGTATAATGATGCGTTTGTTGTCGTTGATTGTACTGGAGGACAAGGAGACGCTGCCATTTTAACACTTATTAACCTTGGTTACAAAAACCTCTATTATGAGGATATGAACCAGAAGACATATACCGTGCAAAAATCAACGAAAAACTATGATGGATATACGGATAAACTTCCAGGTTTTCATTTCCAGGGTAACAGATACCCAGTATTGTCCAATTTCGCTGGTCTTGTAAGAAACAATGAATTTAAGATTCGTTCCAACAGGGTCATATCTGAGCTTGAGACATGGATATTCAAGGGAGAAAATGGAAGAATGGACCACCAGTCTGGCAGTCATGATGACACGATTACCGCACTTGCAATGGGTCTTTTTGTCATGCAATATACCGTAAACAGGATACAGAAAACAATAAATAAAGACAAGGCGATATTGTCAGCATATATGGTTGGCAATGCAATCAGAACAAGAAGTAATCAACCGAACGGTACTATTAACATGACACCTAAGAATGGCCTTCCATTATACAACGGCTCAAAAATAAAGACGTTTAATGATAAGATAAATGGAACATACATGTGGCTCTTAGGTGCAATAAAAAGATAAGCACAAATGTTTACATGACGTGTTTTTTTAGTTATATTTTAAGAATAAGAAGGGATTAATATGGCAAAGAAAAATACCGTATTTCAGGCGCTTGACAGGGCGATAACAGGAAATTGGGGTTCAAATGACATGGTTACCCCCCACATCAATTCATATGACTTGAGTGGTGGAAAGGGTGATGATATTTTGTTCAGAACTACCGATAAGGAAGAATACCTTAACAAGAAGCTTGAATTACAACAGAACAAATATCTTAAAGACAGGTGGATAAAGGCAAATGTAAACCTGTCCGTTACTGCATATGCTGGTCTCAACAACGTAAAGCTGATGTACAGGGATGCTGACATGATGGATGCGTTCCCAGAGATTGGCGCGGCATTGGATATTGTGTCTGAAGAATCAAGCATAACCAACGCTGACGGAAATATTGTCAACGTATATTCTAAATCCGAAAGAATCAAGAGTATACTTGAAGATTTGTTCGTAAACAGACTTAACATACAATTGACTGGTCAGATGGTGATAAGGGCGATGTGCAAGTATGGAAATCAGTTCATGTTGCTCGATATTGACAACAAAAACGGAGTGAAGGGTTGGAAACAACTTCCAGTGTTCAACGTCGAGAGAATTGAGAACGGAATACAAAACCCATATGGAGGCGCCTCAGTATCAATAAACGGTATAAACAAAAACGAAGCAGACTTGTCAACACAGTTCATTTGGCTGGATGATAACAATTCACAGACACCTTTCAGGGATTGGCAGGTTGCACACTTTAGGCTTTTGGCAAATTCACTGTATCTGCCTTATGGTGTAAGTTTCCTTAATTCTGCGAGAAGACACTGGAGAATGCTTTCGTTGATGGAGGACATGATGCTCATTTATCGTCTTGAACGTTCAATTGAACGTCGTGTCTATAAGATTTATGTCGGAGCCATTGACGATGCTGATGTTCAGGCATACGTTGAAGAAGTTGCAAACCAGTTTAAAAGGACTCCAATCATAGACCCGATGACTGGACAGGTTGACCTTAGGAAGAACCTGCTTGATGTATCTCAAGACATCTTTGTGCCCGTTCGTGACGAAAATGCACCAACACCAATTGATACGCTTTCAGCAGCACAGAACATGACGGCACTTGATGATATTAAGTTTGTCCAGAATAAGGTATTCACGGCATTAAGAATACCCAAGACATTCCTTAATTTTGAAGAAAATGCTGGTGACGGAAAGAATCTTGCTCTCCTTGATATAAGGTTCACAAGAACGATTAACAGAGTGCAGCAAGCATTCCTGATGGAGTTGACGAAGATTGCAACAATACACCTGTTCCTACTTGGATTTGGTGACGAACTCACAAACTTCACACTCTCGATGAACAACCCGTCAACACAGGCTGAGGGTCTTGAAATTGAAAACATGCAAAAGAAAATTGATGCTGTAAGAGACGCTGTTTCTGACCCAGGTAACGGCCTTCCAGTAATGTCCCAGACAAGGGCTTTGAAAGAAATTATGAAGTGGTCTGAGAAAGAAATAAAGGAGAACTTCGAGGAAATAAGACTCGAAAAGGGTATTGCAGCAGAACTTGAAAAGACGACCCAGATTATCAAGAAGACTGGAATTTTTGACAAGGTTGACAGACTCTATGGCGAACCAGGAGCAGAATACATGGATGACCAGCAACAGCAAGGCGGTGATGAAATGGGTGGAGGAGACATGGGAGGAGCCCCACCAATGGGAGGCGGAGGAGCCGACCTGGGAGGAGAACTTGACGCCCTCGGAGAACCTGGCGGTGATGAAAGTGGAGATATTGGAGGAACGGAAGGTTCAATGCCGACCGCAGACATGGGTTCTGGTGGAGACGTTGGAATGGAAAACCAAGGAGGCGAACAGCCAATGGAATCGAAGTCAAGAAAGAAACCACTTATTGTTGAAACCGCATTTGAGAGATATTTGAATAAACTTTCAGGACACAAGGTTCCAGAAAAGGAAACAAAATTTGAAAGAGCTAAGATATATGATAGTGAATCATTGTTGATTAATGAGGAGTTTGACAAAATGATTGGCGCACTCAGCAAGTTCGTTGACAATGATGAACAGGAATAACATGGGAAATTTCGGAACCTTGACTACAAGGTTCCGCTTTTTTTTTTCACCAATCTAGCTATTTATGTAATGTAATAAGATTAATAAAATAGAATAAAATATGAAATATCTTAAGTCATTTGATAATCACTCCCAGTATGAAACCTTCATTGATGGGGTGGGGGTAGCAAAACCTAATGTGTCACATTGCATTCAGGAAAATGAGGTACATTATAAACCATATACTTATGCTGATGAATATTTAACATTTGATGCATTGGAGGGCGGAACATTTACGTTTACTTTAAACAAAAATGTCTCAACAGATGAAGTACAAAGTATTTCTTATTCATTAGATGGAGGAGAAAATTGGGCGACGACAGATAATATTAATGACCAAATAGTCACCATTACGACCCCAATAATTAGTAGAGGAAATAGCGTAATTTGGAAAGGCAACGCCAATCAATTAGGAAAAAACGCTTCCTTAAGTAACGGAATTCCATTAGGTGCTACAGTTATTTCTTCAACGAACAGTTTTAATGCTAAAGGAAATATAATGTCATTACTTTATGGTGATGAATATAAAAATAAAGTTGATTTAACTGATAAAAACTATTGTTTTGCATATCTTTTTAAAGATTGTACAGGATTAACATCTGCCGAAAATCTTTCATTACCTGCTACCACATTGGCAAATTATTGTTATTACAGTATGTTCGAAGGTTGCACAAGCCTAACCACAGCACCAGAGTTATCTGCTACAGTATTGACAGAGTATTGCTATTATAGTATGTTCGGAGGCTGTACGAGTCTAACAACAGCGCCTGAGTTACCTGCTACAACATTGGCAAATGAGTGCTATGGTGTCATGTTCGATAGCTGTACAAGCCTCACAACGGCACCTGAGTTACCAGCTACAACGTTGGCAGATTGGTGTTATGCATTCATGTTCGATAGCTGTACAAATTTAGCAAGCTCCCCAGAATTGCCTGCTACAGTGTTGACAGAGTATTGTTATGATGGTATGTTCCGAGATTGCACAAGCCTCGTAACAGCACCTGTGCTACCTGCGACGACATTGGCAACTAATTGCTATTATCAGATGTTCTATGGTTGTACAAGCCTTACAACGGCGCCTGAGTTGCCAGCAACTAATTTGGTACCAGGGTCTACCTACGCAGGAGTGTATTCAAATATGTTCGGTGGTTGTACAAGTCTTACAACAGCACCTGAATTGCCTGCCACTACATTGACATCAAGATGTTATTTATTTATGTTCAGTGGCTGTACAAGTCTTAATTCAATAACCTGTCTCGCAACTGATATTTCAGCAAATGGCTGTACAACTAATTGGGTAAGTGGTGTTGCTTCAAGTGGTACATTCATAAAAGCACCATCAATGACAAGTTGGACAACGGGCGTTAGCGGTATTCCAGATAATTGGGCAATACAAGATGCGACTTAAACCGCGTGTACACACAATACATATAAAGGTGATAATCTCAAGTGGGGTTATCACTTTTCATTTATTTAGTACACCTAATTTTCCGCATAATGCAGTTAACAAAAAAAGGAACTATCTATTGCCAACAAGTATATGATTCCGTTATTTTTTTAATACCATGATATTTATAGAAAAAAATTAAAGAAGAAATAACGTTGATTTATGATTAGCAAGAAATATAAGGAAGAAGCCAGGAATTACATTAAGATAATGTCAGAGGCAATAGAGAAGGATGATATCAAGGTCTTTGATGCTGCGAAGTCAATGCTTGAGGAAACCATCGACGAATGCAAGAAAGAACATTCGCTTTCTGGTGAATTGAACACTACGAACTTCGGTGTGCTGAATCACATCTTCGAAGAGTGTCTTCCAAACCTGATGAAGACCAACAAACCAGCGGTCAAGAAGGTTATAAAGCTCATGAAGGAAGACAAGACGCTTAAAGAAGAATTTAATTTCTACAACACGATAAGAAATTACAACTCATCAATAAGTGATACGTTGTCCCCATCAGAAATGATGGAAAAACTTAATGAGTCAATTCTCTCCAAGATAGACCATGAAAAGGTTGAGGAGTCCAACAGAAAACTGAGGGACACGATGAAATCCGCAAACATCATTCCAGAGTCTCATGTAACTGGTGAGAAAAGAAATCTATATGAGTGCGGAGATGTGCTTCTAAGCACAAAACCTTCTGCCATGAACATCATCAGACTACATGAAAACCAGAATGGAATCATTGAATACTTGGACGTTCACAAGAATGATGCAGCAGCAAAGAAAACAAT